TTCTTGAAAATCAAATAAGTTAGGATTTAAATCATTTGCTATAAATCCTGATTCAATAAATGATTTCTTTTTTGTTTTTAAAAAATCTTGGTAATTCATAATTTCTGGTTTTGATTGTTCCATTGTTAATTAATTTTACTTTTCTAATCTAAACCCCAATCGAATCTGATTGATACATTCCTTAATGGCATTCGCTCGGATTTTATTTCCATCCTTTTTGGATTCGGATTCCTTATTCATTAAGTTCTCCACCACTACCATTGCCAATGCTTGTGCGTATTCGTGCGCGAATTGAATCGTTTGTTGTTCTGTTTGCATAATGGTTTTGATTTAATCGTTATTTAATTTCGATTTGTGATAATCTTCGGCAAATTGCAGCTTCTGTTCTCGCTCCATTTCCTTTGCCTTTTTTAAGAACTTGGCTCGGTATTCATCGATTACAGGTCCGGATACTTTCCGAGTTAATTCCAAAGATAATAACCAATCGTATTGTTTAGCTAAATATTCTACTGCGGTCATAATGCTTCAGTTTTAAATTCTCGTTCGTAATATTCAGTCGCATTCAATCCGGTATTTTCGTGATGCCAAATACCATTTTCAAACGCTTCCTCAATGATATGTTTTTCATCTTGAAGTAATTGATTTCCGGTTTTTCGAATCGTGTCCAGAATTGCTAATGCCACTTTCGTATCCGAATCATACATTCGTGTAAGGTCTTTTTCGTGTTGTATTAAAATCTGTAATGGTGTCATAATATTATTAGTTTTTGATTAATTAAATATGTTTATTTGGTTAGTAACCGCATTATCTTTTTTCATTTTTTCTATTTGTCTATTTTTTAATTGAATAGATTTAAATTTTTGATATGCTTCCGATTTAGGTTGTGTTTGTCCAAGTCCTTTACAGTAATAATCATTTCGTAATATGCACCTTGCCATTCTTCTCCAACTTGGTACCCATTGTTTTACTTCTAAATTATGTGGTGCTTCATCTGGAATAATCTCATAACCTCTTTTTTTCCATCCTACAATAAATTTTTTAAACCTAACAACATAATTATCTCTTGTTACTTTTGGAAGTGTAGATAAAAGTAAATTTGTAAATTCTTGCCAGTTTAAATGGTCCGGTTTTTCTACAAATCTATTACCATTAATATTGCCAGTTTCCTTTATGTATAAAGAACCCGAATTAACTCCGCTTACTCTATTTAATAATTTATACCAAGTATCTGGTTCAAGTATATGATATAACCATATTCCCTTTTTTTGATCATCGCCATAAGGTTGACAAAGTCTTTGATCTCCAAGCGGAACTCCGGCTAAACTCATTTTAGAATAAATAGGATTAGATGGCAAATTATTTTTGCCCAAATAAATCCAAATATCTTCAGTTTTCCAATCATACAAAGGATAACAATTATATAAATTCTTACTCAATTTAGTTGTCCATTTATAATTGTTTTTTGTTGCATTAACTTTATTACTAATAATTGCCCTATACCTGTGAAGAGATTCATCGCTTCTAATTCCAACAAAAGCACAAGTCAATTTATCTTGCGCATACCATTCACCAAATAAAACTATAAATTCTTCAAATTCCATTTTAGGATAATAAAATGGATATGTACTTAAATCTTTTGATTTGTGCGGTTTATCTCTTACCCAATTATGTTTTTCGGATTCATCCCAACAAATCCATTTTGGTTCAAAATTAGATAAAGCATTTCTTAATAATAACTCTGGACATACCCAATGTAACTCTATGTGAGTTTTATACATTTCAATACAATTATTGATATGTTTAATTGTATCTGTGTATTGAGCTTCTAAATCAACTATAAATAATCCAACTTTAACATTTCTTTTAATGGCTTCATTCATAACTAAATGAAGTAAGACAGTTGAATCTTTACCTCCACTAAATGATATGTAATGTTTTTCAAAAATATCAAATGATTTCTTTATTCTTATTTCCGCAGCTTTTAAAACCGATAAATTTATATAATTTTTCATATTAATATAATTCTACTTGTCTATTAATTAATAAGGCTTCATCTAAAGTAACTTTATTTAAACCTCTTTCAGTAAGCCAATTATTTAAAAATTCAAAAGCAACATTGTTAGCTGCTAATTTTTCTTCATCTGTTAAAAGTTGAAACCCAGATGAATAAATACAAGGTATTTTATATTTAAAAGCTACTGATGCTTGTCCAAGAAAAGCTATTCTATTCATACTTTTATTAGTAAGATTGTGTTCGCAACTTTTTGGACATTTAATACTTAATTCATTCATTGTTTTTTTAAACAGGTCTATATTTTGCAAAAATTGCTTGTATTTGTGTTCACATTGCAATTTGCTCCATTTTAAATGTGCATTCCCATAAAAATTATAATCTATTAATTCCCAATCTTGATATGGATGAAAAATTCTATCTTGATCTTTTCGTTTGGTATTTTATGCAATTCAAAATCTTCCTCATTAACTTCACCTAAAAATTCTTCAAAGTCTTCCACATTGTCATCGTTTGAGACCCAAGCCTTATTAAAATCATTATCTTTAAATAAGTTTTCTAAACCAGAAACTTGGCATAATCTTAATATTTCATCTTCATCCATTCCTAATTCTCTTGATATTCTTTTATTAGTCCAATTTCTATTTTTTAATTCCATAACAATTTCAGACATAGCAGAAACTTGATGTTTACCTCTTGCTCTATTATGCCTAATTGTTGAAGCCATACGGCTATTTATATCGCTTACTTCTGGTCTAATTATTACTGTTGGTAAAAAACCTTTGATTCTATCTTTTACTATTAAACTTTCCTTTCCTACTCTATTTCTATGGAATCCATCAATTACAGTTATTTTATCATTGTCCGGAAATGTTACTATTGGTTGAGTATATCCATCATTTATTATTGAAACTTCTAATAATTGCATTTCCGGTGGAGCAACTTTATTTGGATTATAATCATTTGCAATAACATCTTCATTATAAACCCATTTTACATAATCTACTGGCTCATTCTTAAATGGAGATACATTGTGTATGATTTCTCTTATTTCATTAATTAAATCAACTTTTTCGGTTATTGATTTTTCATTAATTAAATCGACAATTTCTTTTAAAGATAGGTTTTGATTAATGTTTTTCATTTTCTTATATTTTTAATTCATTAATTCTTTGTTCTATTTCATTCTCGTAAGTAAAATAATTTGATTTCATTGTATTTAATACCTTTTCATCTCTTTCTACTCTTTGTATTTGAATTTTCTTTAAATTAAAATCTGGATTATACACAACATAATCACACCATTTTCTATCAGATAGTAATAATCCCCATTGCATTTGCGCATAATAATTTTTTGGGATTTCTTTTTCGCAAATACTTCTAATGTATTCAACGTGTAAAGGACATTTAATTTCTAACATACCTTCTTCTCCTATTAAACCATCTGGACTATACCCGGCATACTTAAAATCTGTATTTATGATATATCCGCATTGATTTACTTTGTTAAAAGAACTAACCTCATATTCATCACGCGCAAATGGCTCTAAATCAGTACCTCTTTGCATAGCTTCACTTATAAAATCATTATCAAGTGTTTCATTCATAATTAATTCATAAATTTTTTTGTGCATTAATTTCCAAACACTTACTCCAAGACCAGATGCAGATTTACCTTTTACAGACAATGGTTCTGATTCTGATCCACCAACTCTGCCAATTCTTATGTCAAGCCATTTTTGCGTTCCTTGCTCAATGTCATAGTAATATTTTATTTTACTCATATTTCATAGGATTTTATTCCCGTATCGATTTCGGCATCGGTAAGGAATATGTTAGTTAATATTTTATTGTATTCCGCTCTCGTTTCTAAAGATTTATCTTCTCCCAAATTAATAATATAATGCTTAACACCGGACTTACTTAAACTTATATCTGGTGCATATACGACAATAGCCACATTAAAGTAATAATTCATAAAAAAACAGAACCATTTTCGGGACTTGATAACCAAATTAGGTTTTTGATAAGCGGAATCAATGTTAAACCACTCCGCTCTATGAACGCCAAAGGTTCGT